TCAAATAATTGGTTTCAATTACCAAAAGATATTCAAAGAAAAATAATGAGAACTAAGCTTAACAGTAGTGAGTTTAGATATTTTAGAACAGCTGAAGGAAGTTTATAATGGCACTAACAACATTTTCAGAATTAAAATCATCTATAGCAGATTGGCTTAATAGATCTGATTTAACTACACAAATACCAGATTTTATTGCTTTAGCTGAAGCTGACTTTAATGCTAAGCTAAGAATAAGACAAATGGAACAAATAGATGCTATTACAATAGACTCTGAAACAGAATCTGTTCCTACTGGTTTTATTGGAGTAAGATCGTTTTATATATTATCAGCTAGTAACAAATATCCTTTAGAGTATATAACTCCACATAATATGTTTGAAATTAAAGCTGGATCAACAACTGCTAGACCTAGAGTCTATACAATTGAAAGTGATAATGAAACAGAAACTTTACGTTTTGGCCCTGCCCCTGATTCTTCTTATACTGGGTACTTATCATACTATAAAGCTTTTGGAGCTCTTAGCGATTCTAATACAACAAATTACATTTTAAACAAACATCCAGGAATATATTTATATGGTTCATTATACCATGCAGCAAACTTCTTAGGTGGAATAGATCCTAACCAAGTACAACAATGGTTACAGATGTATATATCTGCTATGGAAAGATGTGAAAATAATGACAAACAAGATTCATATGGTGGAGCACCTGTTACACAAAGAACAGATGTTCAAACAGATTTATCATTTTATAGGGCTAGATAATGCAAATACCTTTTGGCGAATGGTTGCCAGACCAACCTGAACATTTAAATCCAGGAGCTAACATAGCAACTAATGTATACTATGCTCTTAATTCTTATAAAAGATTTCCTTCATTAGTTAATTATTCATCAAATAATATTGGTGCAGATAGTAGAGGTGCAGGTTCATTTAGAGATAATGCAGGTAATGTATATAATTTTGTTGCTAAAAATACAGACATCTATCAGTTAGATGGTGGTACTTTTACTTCAAGAAAAGGATCTTTAACAGGTGGAAATACAGATTTCTGGACATTTACACAATTTGGAAATTATATTGTTGCAAGTAATGGTGTAGATTTACCTCAATATTATTTAATGGGTACATCAACTAATTTTGCAAATCTTAATGCTATACAAACTTCGGGTACTACACCAAATTTTAAAGTATCAGGAGTTATTAGAGATTTTTTAGTAACAGGTAATCAAAGTTCAAATCAAAATAGAATACAATGGTCAGGTATAAATGATATTGGTGTTTGGTCTGGAAAACAAGCAGATTTACAAGATCTACCTGGATCTGGTGGACAAATAACTCATATTACTTCTGGAGAAGTAGGATATGTATTTAGACAAAATCAAATTATACGTATGGATTATGTCGGTGGTGCAACAATATTTAGGCTATCAGTTATATCGCCAAATAGAGGAGCTGTTTATGGAAGAACAGTTTGTCAAGATAATAGACGTGTATTTTTTTATGCAGACGATGGTTTTTTTGAAATTAGTGGAGATAATGTAGTTCCTATTGGAGTTGAAAAAGTTAATAGATTTTTTGATATAGATTTAAATAAAGCATTTAGTGATCGTATTTGTGCTGCTGTTGATCCATTTAATCAATTAGCTTTATGGTTGTACCCAAGTGCAAATAATACTTCTAATACAACTGGAATTTGTGATAGAATATTAATTTATAATTATGCAACTAAAAAATGGTCTTTAGCAGAAACAAATGCTAGTACAATTTTTAATCAATTTGTAGGTGCTTATACAGTAGAATTAATGGATATTATTTCTCAAAACTTAGATCAAATTAATATTGCATTAGATACAGATTTTTGGTCTGGTGGACAATTATTTTTAGGTGCTATTGATAACAATTATAAAGCAGCTATTTTTTCTGGAACAGCAAATGAAGGTGAAATAGAAACATCTGAAGTAGAATTATTTCCAGGATTTAGAAGTAATATACAATCTATTAGACCAATAGTAGATGCACAAGCTAGTGTTACTATTAAAACAAGAGATAGACTTGCAGATAATATTACTGAGTCTAATGAAATATCTATGAACTCAACAGGTATAAATCCAGTAAGAAAATCTGGCAGATATGTTAAAATTAATGTTAAAACACCTAGTGGTATACCTTGGTCAGATGCACAAGGTATAGACATTATTGCATCTAAAGCAGGATATAGATAATGTCAGATTCAATAGATATAGATAACGTAAGATATTCAATGGAAACACAAGAATTTTTTCAAAGACAAATAGAAGAAGCAATTAACACACTTATTAATGAAAAAAATCAAGAAAACAATAAAGCATATTCTTGGTTTATAGGAGATTAAATGGCAGGTATAAAAGATTACTCAACAACACAAATAAATAATTCAGATTTAAATGGTATCTCAGTTGCAGAAGGGATGTTACCATCTAATCTAAACAATGCAATTAGAGCATTGATGAAAAATACTAGAGAATGGTTTAACGATTCTCAATGGGTTGAATATGGTGATGGTGATGGTGCTTATACTGCTGCTTACGCATCAGCTACTTCTTTTACAATTGCTGGTGTTGATGTAACTCCAATTTACCATGAAGGCAGAAGAATTAAATTAACAGCTAGTACACCTGGTACAATTTATGGAACAATTAGTTCTTCAACTTTTTCAACAAATACTACAATCAATATAACTTGGGATAGTGGTTCATTATCAAATGAAACAATTGACAATGTTTATATTGGTGGATTATCAAAAACAAATAACTCTTTACCAACTGGTGTAATTGCTACTGCAACTTTAGCAGATGGTTCAGTCACTACAATCAAAATTGCTGATAGTGCTGTAACAACTGCAAAGATAAATGATGCTGCTGTAACTAATGCTAAACTTGGTGCAGACTCTGTTGATGGTTCTAAGATTGCAGATGATAGTATAAATTCAGAGCATTATGTAGATGGTTCAATAGACACAGCTCATATTGCAGACGCACAAATTACAACTGCTAAAATTGTTGATAGTAATGTTACTAATTCCAAACTTGCAACAGACTCAGTAACAACTGCTAAGATTACAAATTTAAATGTTACATCAGGAAAAATAGCTGATGCTAGTATTACTAATTCAAAAATAGCATCTGATGCTGTTGATGGAACTAAAATAGCTGACGATAGTATAAACTCAGAACATTATGCAGATGGATCTATAGATACACAACATATTGCTGATTCTCAAATCACTACTGCAAAGATTGCAGATTCTAATGTAACTACTTCAAAAATTGCAGATAGTAATGTTACAACTTCTAAAATTAATGATGATGCAGTAACTGCTGCCAAAATTGCAGATGCAGTTATTGTTACTAATGCTGAAGCATCAGGTCATACACCTAATGACACAACATTCTTTACAACATCAGCTTCTGATGGCAGATACTTTAGACAAGATAGTTCTGAAACAATTTCATCTGGAGATACATGGTCAGATTCAGATTCTTTTATTGCAACAACTGCTGCTATTGATGATAGAATAATTGATCTAGTAGATGAAGTGGGTGGCTTTGTAGCTATTGCAAACGAAGATTCATTCCCAACGACTAATCCAGATATTAATGATGGCACAGGTACTATTGTATCAATCGCTGATGCTGGAGGTATGACTTATAATACTGGTACTGGAGTTTCAACAGATGCTCAAACTACAGGTGGTGCTACTGTAACTATTAATTCTATTCCAGCAAGTATTGGAAGTCCTATTCCTAATGAATATGGAATGTTGGTAGAAACAACATCAACTTTAAATACTTATACTTTTCATAGATTAGTTCCTATTGCAACTGAGGTAACAACTGTAGCTTCAGTTTCATCTGATATTACAACTGTTGCAGGACAAATATCTCCAACAAATAATATTTCAACAGTAGCAGGTATATCTTCTGATGTTCAAAGTTTAGCTGATATAGAAGATGGTACAGTTGCAACTAATGCAATATCTAATGTTGGAAATAATATTAGTTCAGTAGTAACAACAGCTTCTAATATTGCATCAGTAAATAATTTTGCAAATGTTTATAGAATATCAGCAACTGCACCTACAACATCATTAGATGCAGGAGATTTATATTTTGATACAGCTACAGATACCTTAAAAGTCTATGGTTCATCTGGTTGGCAGAACGCAGGTTCATCAGTTAATGGAACTTCACAAAGATACAACTACACAGCAACATCTGGTCAAACAACTTTCACAGGTTCAGACAACAATGGTAACACACTTACTTATGATGCAGGTTACATTGATGTATATTTAAATGGTGTAAAATTATTAAATGGAACAGATGTTACAGTAACTTCTGGTTCATCAGTAGTCTTAGCAAGTGGTGCAACTACAGGAGACGTAGTTGATATTGTTGCTTATGGAACTTTCTCTGTTGCAAGTCTTAACGCAGATAACCTAGATAGTGGTACAGTACCAGATGCTAGAATTACTGGTGCTTATACAGGCATCACTAATCTTACAATGTCTGGAGACTTAACAGTTGATACAAATACTTTAAAAGTTGATAGCACAAATAATAGAGTTGGTATTGGTACAAATTCTCCAGACCGAT